CTACGCATGGTAATGGCATTGGCCGGTGAACATGAAGCCATCAAAAAGTTAGACGCTGGTGTCGATATGTATTGCGACTTTGCGTCTAGCATTTTCGGTCGTGAGATTACTAAAGAGGATAAAGTCGAACGCTTCTTAGGCAAGACCGCTATGCTGGGTTTGCAGTATGGTGCAGGGGCTCCACGGTTTGCTGAGATGGCGAACATGCAGGGCAAGGGACTAGGCATTGAAGTAAGCCTAGACAAAGCCTACGAAGTTGTTGACTTATACCGGAGCTTATACAACAACATCACACAGTTGTGGCGGCGCTGCGAAAAGGTCATCTTGCCTGACATTGCTAACGGGTGTGACCATCTACCAGTCGATGTTAACGGCTGGTTTATTACGCAGCTTGAAGGGTTCGGGCGTCCCGGTGAGCCGGGTGTGGTGTACCACAACCTGCGGTACGACACAGATAATGACGGGTGGATTTATGACCAAGGACGCTCAATCGGCAAGAGCATCTACGGCGCGAAAGTGGTAGAAAATCTTTGTCAACATGCTGCGATGCACGTCGTTATGTGGCAAACTGCTAAGATACATCAGCGATACCCCGTGAAGCTGTCTGTTCACGACGAAGCTGTTTGCTTGGCCCCGGTGGAAGAAGCTGAGGAAGCCAAGAACTACTTAGAGACTTGTTTATCAATTCCGCCAGAATGGTGTCGCGGTAAGTTACCCGTCGTCGGTGAGGTGGAAATAGGAGATTCGTATGGCGACGCAAAATGACAAGATGCCGCTGTCTTACAGCCGCTTAAACACGTTCGAGAATTGCCCGGCGCAGTTCGATTATGTGTACGTGTCCAAATCAGTATCGCAGGCTCAGAGCGAAGCAATAAGCTACGGTGACCGAGTCCATAAGACATTAGAAGAATATGGGCGTGGCGAACTATTCCGTGAGCTAACTACGGAAGAAGATCAAGTTATCCACAGGTGGGGAGAAATTGTGGATATGTTTCAGCAGCAAGCTGAAGGTGGCGAGATTTATTACGAGCACCAGATGGCTGTAAACGAAGACTTGCAGAGCGTCGACTGGTTTGCCCCTGACGTTTACTTCAGAGCCATAGCTGACGTGTTAATCATTAAGGATGATGTCGCCTTCATGTTTGATTACAAGACCGGCAAGGTCCGTGAGAGCCCGTTACAAATGCAGTTTTTCGCGGCCATGGTGATGTGGTGTTTCCCGCAGGTCGAGGAAGTGCGGACGTCATTCCTATGGCTGCTGCATAATCAAGCCAGTAATGCGATCTACAAACGAACCAAGCTGGGCCACTTATGGAAGGCGCTGAAGCCACGGTTAGACAAAGTACACGAAACGATTGATCTGGGCGTGTTCGACACGAAACCAAGTGGGCTATGCCCGTGGTGTCCTGCACAGGACATCTGCCCTGACGCTAGGAGAAGACGATGAAGAATGAAAAAGATGTAAAGAAAGCCGTCCGCAAAGTGCTGGACTCTGTTGATAAGTGTTACTACTTCATGCCACCTGCTAACGGCTATGGTCGTTCAGGGATACCCGACTTCATTGGGCATGTAAACGGGTACTTCTTCGGTATTGAAACGAAGTTCGGTAATAACGACGCAACAGCTAACCAGATCAGGGAGCTTGGCAATATCAAAGCTACTGGCGGTATGTGCTGGATAGTCCGCGATATATCGATAAGCAAATGGGAAGTAGAGTTTAGGGGATTTGCAGCACTGTGCTCGTAATCAAAGAACAAAAGAAAGTTGTACTTAGTACGTCAATTAACGATCAGATTGCTGAGTTCATACCTCACGCCAAACACGTAGAGGACAACGGACAGGAGCTGTTGGTTGTACCGCATGGTGTGCAGGAGTTCATGGTACTTCGGAACATGGGTGTGCAAGCACCTACGCCGATCAGCCAGTATTACGACTGGCCTGCTAGGTTCGAGCCTATGGACCACCAGATTGCTACGGCTGAGTTCTTGTCGAGTAATAAGAGAGCCCTGTGCCTGAACGCGCCGGGTACTGGCAAGACTATAAGTTCGATATGGGCTGCTGATTTTCTGCTGGAATCTAACGAGGCAACTAAGGTGCTAATAATTGCACCCCTTTCTACTCTGAAAGAAGTGTGGGGTCGGGAATTGAAAATGCACCTGCCGCATCGATCGTTCGTTATCTGTACTGGTACACGCAAGAAGCGGCTGGAGCTGGCGAGTACGCCGGGAGTTCAGTACGTCATTATTAACCACGATGGGTTCAGCACCATACACAATGAGCTAGATGACTTCGACGTGGTTATTTACGACGAGGCTACTGCGCTAAAGACGCCGGGTACGACGCGCTATAAAAAGTTTTACCAGTGGGTCAACAAACACAGACCTTGGTTGTGGATGCTGACCGGTACGCCCATCAGCCAAACACCAGCTGACGCTTGGACACTAGCTAGACTGGTTGAGTCTCAACACGTACAACGTAGCTATACGTCGTTTAAAGAGACGGTGATGCAGAAAGTGTCACAGTTCAGATGGGTGCCAAGACCTGACGCGCTAGAGACGTGCAAGAAAGTTTTGCAGCCATCAATACGGTTTTCGTTAGACGAATGCAAAGACCTGCCTGATACGCACTTTGTTAACCGTGTGGCAGAGCTGACAGCTCAACAGAAAAAAGCCTTCAAGGAAATGCAGGATAAGGCAGTAACAGTATTCAGTGAGGGCGAAGTGGCAGCGGCGAACACAGCAGTGATGCTTTCAAAGCTGTTACAAATTTGCTGCGGGGTTGTGTACTCTGACGATACGTCGATTGAAATAGACGCGAAGTTTAGGTACGATGTCCTTACTGAATTACTTAACGAGATTGGCGATAAGACCATCATCTTCGTTCCACTGAAGGGCGTGCAAAAGTGGCTGATGGAATCGCTGACTAACGACGGGTTCGACGTTGCACTGGTTAATGGTGACGTCAGTAAGAAAGACCGTGACGTTATCTTCAACAACTTCCAGCATACGGATAAGCCCCGTATATTGCTGGCGCACCCGAAGGTAGCAGCGCACGGACTAACGCTTACAGCGGCTAAAGATATTATTTGGTACGCCCCTATATACTCGTTAGAACAATACGAACAAGCGAATGCGCGCATACGACGAATCAGCACAGAGGGCAAAACGTCTGTATGGCACATACTAGCAACTAAGTTTGAGGCCGAGCTGTATCGCCGCTTGCGGCAGAAGCAGAACGTACTCGCTGAGTTCCTAGACTTAGTCCAAGGCATTAATGCCGAAGACGACTACTAACTTACTAGAAGGTAACAACATGAACTACGAGCAAGCAGCAGAGCTGTACACGCAAGTGCGCGGCCAGATTGACAAACTCACTGGTGAGTACAAGGCAGAGAAGGCAAAACTCGACGAGAAACTTGTCGCCTTAGAAAACTGGTTTACCGCCAGAGCGCAAGAAGATGGGCTTGAGAATATCAAGACACCGTTCGGTACTGCGTACTGGTCATCACACCAACGGGCGACAGTTGCTTCACGGGAAGAACTGTTTGCTTTTTGTAAGGCAAATGATGCGTGGGATTTAATCGAGTCGCGTGCATCTAAGACGGCTGTTAAAAGCCATCTTGAAACTCACGGTGAGTTACCACCGGGGGTGAACTACAGCACTGTTAAAGTGTTTAACTTTCGTAAGAACCAAGACAGAGGATAGCCAATGAGCACCCTAACTAAAGATGTCCCTGCTCACATCGCTGCACGTATTCAGCAAAGACAGGAAAGTGGCGCTAAATCAGCAGTCGCCGGAGCGATCATCGGAGATGGCATCAGCTATCCCCGTATCAGTACCCGTGCCAGTAACTACCGGTTGGTAGAGGGTGGGGTTGAGACGGTTGTCGGCCAGACGCTGAACGTAGTTATCATCGGTGCGAACCCGAAGGTATCGAAGCAGTATTATGACAAGCCTTTCTCGGGCGAAGCTGAAGCACCAGCTTGTTTCTCAGATGATGGTGTGAAGCCTGACCCTACGATTGAGAACCCAGTGCATGACACCTGTGCAGGCTGTCCGCATAACGAGCTTGGTTCGAAGATTACTCCGTCTGGGCATAAGTCCAAGATGTGTGCAGACCAACGTCACCTCGCTGTTCTGTGTGCTGCAGACCCCACTAAGGTGTATGGGCTTACAGTACCTGTCTCGGGCATGAAGGCACTACGAGAGTATTTTAAAGAACTGGCTAACTACGGACTGGCACCGGAAGAAGTGGTCACTGAACTAGGCTTCGATTCTGACGCCAGCTTTCCCAAGATTACTTTTTCACATAAAAGTTACGTGCCTGAAAAAGTTATTTCGCTGGTTGATGAAATATCACAGCACGAGACGGTACAGATCGCCACTCGGCAGGTGCCCATGTCCATGCGGTTAGCTGGACCTTCGTCACCTACGCCACAGGCGTCACCGGAGTCATACGAAGAACCAGAGCCTGCGCCAGAGCCGGAACCGGAACCAGAGCCGGAGCCAGTAAAGGCTAAAAAAGAAAAGCCAACAGTTGAACCTGTTGCCCCATCGGACGAATTAGCTGATAAGATAGCTAATCTGTTTGATTAAAAGCGACCAGAAAACGAACCCCGCCTAGTGCGGGGTTTTACCCTACGAGGAATAGCGTGGACACTAAAGAATTTTTAGAACGAGTACACGCCAAGTCAGATCACGTAGTTATATGCACACACAAACCAGACCCAACAGGTAAGAATGCAAGAGGTATATTTTGGAACCGAGGTTCCTTTGCCTACGATGAACTAGACGCGGCAGTCGCGAGTATCCAACAGTGGGATGCTCAAGGTAATACGACAATCTACTACGCAGTTGGTGCTATGGCCGGGCACGAGTATGTAGACGATAACGGCAAAACTAAGTGGTACAGAACACAAGAGCACGCCACAAAGTTTAAGACACTATGCTTCGACCTTGATGTCGGAGACAACAAATACAGCTCACAGAAAGAAGCAGTAACTGCGCTTTTGGCTACGCTTGATGAGCTGTCCATACCATACCCGATGATAGTTTCGTCGGGGAATGGACTTCACTGCTATTGGCCGTTACACACGGAGATAGATAAGGCCAAGTGGGTGATGCTGTCAGAGGCGTTATGCACAGCTTTGCAGGCCCATGGCTTTACGTTTGACGCCAGCAAGATCAAAGACCCATCAATGGTGCTACGCCCGATAGGAACGCACCACAAGAAACAAGAGCCATGGAAAGAAGTAAAGATAATCTATGGCGCAGATTTAATATTCGATGTCGCAGACTTGTCAGACATTTTGGCGGAGTGGGTAGGTAAGGCAAAACCCAAAACAGCAGCGCCGAAGTCGTCGGTAGCTGCAGCGATATTAGGACCAAATAACGACGTTGTTCTCGACAAGGTTATTGAGAACTGCAATCAGGTAAACATGCTGGCGACTAGCGGTGGATTTGTTGATGCTGCTGGAAACCAAGTTGAGGAACCCATGTGGCGTGCGTCACTGGGGTTAGCCAAGTACACCACAGACCCAGAGGAAGCAGTTAAGCGCCTCGCTGGGGATCACCCAGACTTCGACCTCGACGCCAACATGAAGAAGCTGGAAGGGTGGAAAGGTACAGGGCCAACAACCTGTGCGACGTTCGAGCAGCACTGCCCAGAGGGGTGCATAGACTGCCCGTACAAAGGTAGCATCACAAGCCCAGCGCAGTTAAGTGGTAAGACGACTGATGTCGTAGACACGCAGGAAGGCGAAGAACGTCACATAGAGATGCCTGACGGGTACATCATTCGCGACAATTCAATCTACAAAGAAGTTGAAGTTGAGTCAGAGCAGACGTTACCTGACGGCAGCACACAGATTAACAAAACCGTTGAGTTCCACATCGTGTCGCACTACCCGATGCACGTTACAGGCATATTTAGGAACCAAGAGACAGGCGAGTCGACGTTCAGGCTGGCTGTTAAGCACCCGATGGAAGGGTGGAGCGAAGAAGATCATGAAGTAGACGTGCTGTCCGGTGGGCAGGCGTTTGCCAAGTTCCTTCATAATCGGCAGATATTCGATGCTAAGAACATAGGGCAGCAGGAGAAGGCGAGGATTTATATCTTGGACTACCTAAGCAAAGTACAGAGTATGTCACCGTCCGGTATCGACTACGTTAATTTCGGCTGGCAGAAGGACGGTTCGTTTTTATGTGGCAACCTCGTTATTGGCGGGGTGCAGGATGGTGTTGACCGCAGGCTGAAAGGTGCCGCCCAACGGTTCGATGATGTCATCGTTCGTTCTGGTACGAGAGAAGGTTGGGTCAGTGCAATGAAGACCCTTAACAAGCCAGAAGCCAAGACCTTACGCATGGTGATGTTAATCGCAATGGGCAGTGTGTTGAGTCGAGCAGCGGGTAACTGCACTGGACTGGTGTCGATCTACTCGCACAAGACAACGACGGGTAAGACGCTGGCGCTGTACGCTCTTAACTCCATGTTCGGCCACCCCAAAGAACTACTGCTCCAGCACAGAGATACTGCTAACGCCATGTATAAGATACGTGGGGTACTAAACCAGCTACCTTGTACGATAGATGAATTGACGACTGTTAACGCAGAGCGCGCAGTTGAGCTGACGTATGACTTCAGTTCTGGAGTAGAAAAGAACGCTATGACGCAGCAGCGAGAGCTACGCGACCCTGCCCGGTGGACTGGACCGACTTTCATAACAACAAACAACTCGTTTGTGCAGCAGTTCGACATAGCGCAGACTAACGACTCGGCGCTCCGTGCCCGGTGCTTAGAGCTTGTGCATGACGACCGCCGACTGGTAGAGAAAGATGAAGACGGGGTTAGCCCTGCCGACCTTTTTGTTGATGAATTGTTCGAGCACCACGGCTGGGCATACCCAGAGCTGGTAAAGACCGTCATGGAGCTGGGTGGCGACAAGCACTTGTGGAAGCAGCTGCGCCCTAAGTTCATTACTAAGTTCGGTACAGTGTTCAGAGCTGTCGACAAGTACGCAGAGCCCATGCTGATTACAGGCTGGATTGTTGGCACGATCGCCAAGTCACTGGGGTTGATATCGTTTGACATAGATCGTGTGGTTAAGGACTGGATAGAGCACCTGCACATGGCGCATGATTACACTGACTCCCACACGACAGACGCGATAGACATCGTAGGACAGTACCTACAAGAGAACAACGACCAGATCATTGAAGCTACGCTACGCGACGGTGATGTTAGGGAGTCAGTAAAACTGCCAGCCCCACAGACGGCGGTAGCTAGGATACTGCTGAAGTTGGACGCCAAAGAAGATGTGCAGAAAGGCAGCTACATTGCGGTTAACATACCATTGATCAAGAAGTGGTTGGCGCAGTCCAGAGACGGTGTAGACCGGCTTACGCGGGAACTGGAAGAACTGGGGGCGTTGATAAGCCCTAAGCAACGTGTAAGCATGTTTAAAGGGTGCCAGACAGGGAACCCCGGCCAAACACATTGCTTTTTGGTAGACTTAACACACTCACGGTTCTTGTCAGAGCTTAAAAGCACTAACGCTATAAAGAACAGTACAGTAATTGAAGCCATATTAGGAGGCGCTAATGGTAGCCAAGAAAACCAGCAGTCGTAACTACAAGAAAGAGTACGATAACTACCACGCTAAGCCTGAGCAGAAAAAGAAGCGCGCCGCACGTAACAGTGCACGCGCCACTATGGAAAAGGCTGGAAAAGTAAAGAAAGGCGACGGCAAAGATGTAGACCACAAAAGGCCGCTTGCCAAAGGGGGATCGAACAAAAAGAGTAACCTGCGAGTAACGCCGAAAAGTAAGAACCGGTCGTTCAAACGCACAAAGGGAGCGAAGATGAAATGAGTGACAACACTCCAAACGAAGTAAGTAACGACGACTTGGCTAAGCAAGTCGAAGAACTAACCAAAATAGTACAGGAGCTTGACAGGCAGCTTACCAGAGCAAAGCAGTTAGTTGGCGTTGTATCAGACGCATACATTAAATCTCTGTAGTACTTATATAGTCATTTAACTAACCCGGCACAGGTAGAAAGATTATGTACAGAGACCTATTGGAATTTGCAACAACTGATAGGCAGCGGAAAGTTATAGAAGCGGTGATTCGTTGCGGGTCTATCCGCAAAGCGGCTTTAGAGTTAGATATTGCTCGAAGTTCTTGTCAGTTTTCTATTGCACAAGTAAAGAAGCTAGCAGAAAGGCAAGGATGGTCGCCAGAGCACGGCATGACCAACACCGTCCCAGACAGCTATTCTGTCAAGGGCGTTTCGAGCTACTACAATGCTGAAGGCGAACTGTCTGGGCAGTGGGTCAAGTCGTACCGCGACAGTGACAACTGGAAAGACATGATGGAAGCGCTTAACCAGCGCACGTCAGAGCTGAAAGTGCTGAAGCCTGTCAGCCGAAAGTCGAAAGTAATCGACGATGATCTGCTAAACATGCACATCATAACCGACTACCACCTTGGTATGCTTTCGTGGCCTGATGAAACAGGAGCCGCTTGGGATATGGAGATCGCCAGTCAGGTGCTTATAAACGCCATGGCAGACATGCTAAAAGCTGCGCCAAAGGCTGCTGACGGCATGTTGATTCAGCTGGGTGATTTCCTTCACTTCGACTCCAAAAAGCCAGTAACGCCTGCGTCTGGGCACATACTGGATACAGATAGCAGGGCAGGTAAGCTGATTGGTACTGCGCTCGACCTGCATGTAGCGAAGATACACATGATGCTTGAGCGCTACGAGAATGTGTACGTCATGGTGATGGAAGGCAACCACGACGAAGTTGGTTCTATCTGGCTGCGGAAGTCTTTGATTCGGATATTTTCTGACAACCCGCGAGTACACGTTTACGACTACGAGTTTCCATATGCGGCGCATTTGCACGGTAAGTGCATGATCTCTGCCCACCACGGGCACAAGCGAAAGCTAGGGGCGTTACCTGAGCTGTTTGCCAGTGAGCCGAGGTTCAGAGAAATGTGGGGCCGGGCAAAGATGTGTTACGTACACACAGGGCATCTGCACCACAACAGAGAAATCAAGTCAGAAGGGGGCGGTGCCATCGTAGAGCAGCACCCAACACTGGCAGGGCGCGACGCTTACGCATCATCTGGTGGCTGGGTAGCGGAGCAAAGAACAACCTGTATTACATACCACAAAGAAGAAGGAGAAATATGTCGACACCACGTAAGACCGAGAATGTCTTAGAGCGCGCCAACGAGCTGGTCAACGGCGATAGACAAGACGTTTACGGTGATCCACACGCGAACCACCAGCGCATTGCAGACCTGTGGAATGC